CTCACAGTGTTTATAAGAAACCAGCTGTGTGAAATCTGTTAGTTATTGATAAGGGACTAACGCGCCAAGAAGAACGTCCAATACTACTCCGCTTATAAGTTTTCTCCGTGGGAATTACGAGTCTTATCCTGGTGTTTCGCAATGAGGGACACATACAGTTACGCTACGCATTTGGATACTTACAAGGTTAGTAATAGAGGAGGCGCAGATTCTAGCATCTGCACTCCTGTCTTCATCAAGCTTCTGATTGCATAATTACCAGCAGCTGAAACCGCTTTATCGGCAATTCCAGAGATTCCATTAGCTAAATATTGTCCTATTTTCGACAGAAATGTTTGTTCATTTTGTTCTGGGGGCTTGTCAGGCAATCTTGCCATTGCTGTGACAGCCTGGATAGCTCCGACACCTACGGGATCGCTATGAGATGGGGACAATTGCAATGAGGCACCGATCTGTTCATAGTATGCTACATATTCGAAATCGAAGGTTTGCTGGGTGGTATGGACCGCAGGACCTTGGACCGCAATTATGAGAGAATAATGTGAAATTCCGGTGGCATTTGCATTGTACGCCGAATTGAAGTTTCGATAACTTACGTCATCGAGTGAGGCAGGTGCATAACAGACTGAATGCCAGCCACGAGTGACTGGCACCATTGCACTGAGTGGTGTTTGTAATAGATTAGCTAATGATGGATTAGTTGGTGGTGATGCATTATCTTGGGAACGATAGAGAGCTAAAGTTCCTCCGCGATACAGCTCCGTCCCTGAATATCTCACACGGAGGCCGCAACCAACCACGCGCATTTGCGAGGTTAGAAGTGGGCCCGCCGCATTAAACGGGGAGTTAGTGTTCGCGCCAAATACACCGACGGCTGGGTCGTCGCCCGATACGTCAATATCAACGTATGGGAATGTGTAAGTGGCTCCAGTGTAAAGAACTGGAAAGCTTGATGTTGTACCAGCAAACTCTCCTGCATTGTTAATTCCGACATAGGGATCGGCAGCCACAAATCCAAAACCACTGGTTCCTACGGTGAAAGTACCGCGAGCCGTGACTTGCACCTTATTAGAGGGCAAGACAATATGATCTGGAATACATGGCAAATCCGATCCATTTATCTGAACAAAGGGATTGGTTAATGCGTGTAAATAATTACGAGCGCAATTAGAGAGCTGGTATCTTAAACGTTCTTTAGGGGGACGTTTATTGGGGTTCTTCTTCTTCTTCACAACAATTTGTTGTCTTTTCATGGGTTGTTTCTTCATCATTTATAGTAGGAATACAGTTTTCCTATTTGGTAGGCTTCAAGCCATATTAAAAAGCAGACTCATACTGCCACCAAGAAGGCGATCAAAGCCTTTTCAGGCCAAAATACTCCCGCACAGGGTACGAGGGTAATTGATCAAAAGAATTTGGACCACAAAATGTGTCGTAATAATGAACCATATGGGGATGCACAACGTCCATTAGCTCTGGCATTCTAATACTACTCCAATCATTCTTATTATCGAACAAATTTTCGTATTTGAGCTGCACTGAGATAGGGATATTATACATTTTCTCAACCAAAAGTCGAGATCCAAATCCAATCGGGGTACTAATTAAAGCCAATATCTCAGGTGATGTATTGGTTTTTCTCATCTTGATTGCCGCTTTCACCTCATTGACGAGATGAATGTCATAGGCATTCTCATATGTAAAGTTTGGGAACATATTGTTTGTTTGTCGAAGAATGAAATGTGCACATGATTTAATTAAAGGACAGCCTGGGTATTGATAGAGCGCAGAAAGAGCTTTAGCGCGCAACAAGGCCATCTTCTTTTTCTTAGAAGCGAATGCATATTTTATTCCGTCGATCCAGAATATTGTTGATAGTACGTCAATTGGGTTGGTTATTACTGCTTTATCATTTGGGTCATAAATGAGGCCACAGAACGAAGCATCACTTATATTGTCAAATATCTCCAGTTTGATGGTGAATCCCAATTTCTTGAAATCCTCCACGGTTGGGAGATTCGATGGATCAACTCGCGTCAATCCATCGTCGCCTTCAACTACAGTTTTGATTTTGTCTAAAGAATAACCCTTCTTGTGTAAGACAAACTTAGTGAGAAAGAAATTTGATACTCCATTTCCGAGTGATGTATTCATTTCTCCACTCATTCGGGTAGCTTCTAAAGTTACTAGGAAGTCACGGAATGTGCAGAAATTTGTTCCTGTTAGCACACGAAGCATCTGATTGAAGTCAGAGCGCAATGGCAAATGTTGGGTCATATGTTTGTAGACAATGAACTCAACCTTTTCCATCACTTTACGAGTGAAATGTGATTCATATTGGCTATAGTCAGTAGCCATATACTTCATACCAGGTTCAAATATTAATTCATCAACATAAGAAGCACGATCCTTCACAGGAATGTGTTTTATGAACTCGGGAAGGGAATAAATCTCCTTCTCAATTGCGCGGATCCATGGCCCGAATAGAATTTTAAATTCATCGGATCTCGCGTTTATACCACGAGGGTATTTGTACTCTCCATATGTTTCTCTCTTCATGAAAGATTTAACTAAAGTCAGGTCTGCATGTGAGGGAGGAGTCTCCTGCATTTTCATCCATTTCTGGGTTAATTCAACCTTCCTCCATTTCGGGTATGGGGTAGATTGTAGCCATGTCTCGAAAGAGACATCGGTCAAAGCACTTAACGGCTGAAGAAATTTCTGACAGTAGTCAGAAATGAATTGGGATAGCTCATTGAGAAGTACTTCATCAGGCTCAGGAGGGGCGAAGGCGAAACGCTTCTGCACCCCAATCGCCATTGAATATGTGTGGTTAAGGTCTGGATGGGGCTGGGTAAAGCCTTTAATATGCATGCCAGAATCAACAAGCATAGGCCGACGCTCCATTTTCCTTTCTTCAAAATATCTAGCCAACCTGGCTGTTGCTTTAATTGCAGGAAAAAAAGGGGAGATCGACTTCACCGACTCTGTAACCATATCCAAAGGTGGTTGTGGAGATTGGGGTATTTGAAAATCCAAGTTGCTTTTGAGGGCAAAATCATCAGACTGCTTTTTGATCATTGTGTAAATTGCAGTTGCATTTCTTATGGTAATTCCAGATTCCTCATGAGTACGAGGAATATTTACCGCGGCAGTGTTGTGCACCGCACGGTTCACTCTCTGAAATGACTCTTCGAGTGGGACAGCCTGGCCAACATTTGAATGTGTGGCAACCTGATAATATAGTTCAGCCGAACCAACTAGCGGTGTGACCCGCCTGTCGATTTGGATGTTTATATCAGTGAATGGAATTGGTAGTTTAACATAAGAAAACTGATTGACTTGGTAACAAAATTTGGTGGATGTGTGCAACAAATCAACTCTCTTTTCGACGTCAGTTCTTTCGTCGTCAATATCACCTGCTATTGGGTATGCACGGGGTACGTACACACTGTTGTGGATTGGAAGTGATTTCGATAGTAGCCAAGATGCGATGTCGCCTATGACGGAGTACAAAACTATCGGAGTTGTGGTTGTTTCACCTTTAGTATCGGAGTAGAATAATGCAGGCATCGGACGAATCAAATCTGATGGTCCGGGTTTCTCCTTTTCAGGAGGAGTTTGGTTTGCCTTCTGTGCGGATTGCTCCGCTTTGTAGACAGCTGATTCTTTCAAACCATCCGCTACGCCTTTTTCTTCTGCATCAGTTCTAGCAAGAGATTGCGCAATTGCTTGCGCAGCCTTACCACCTCTGGTTCCGGTACTTTTACTCTGCTTTGCAGCAGGGGTTTCTATTGGTTTTCCATCCTTAGGGTTATCCCGTTTTCCTTCGGTTTGTGGTTTCTCGGGTTTTCCTTCCGCTACCTTATACGTTTTAGTTGTAGTTTTTGATTTTCTCTTTTCTTTAGGAGTAAAAGAGCGGCATGATCTGATGAAATCGGTTCGTTCCATCGAAGATTGTTTTGCGCATAAGGTAATCACGCCATTTAGTTGTCTATCAAACTTTGCTTTCTTAATAAAATGTTGTTCAACATATAATTTGATCTCAGCAAGTTGATCAACAGAAACATTGAATCCTTTGACAGTGAGGGAATCAATAAATGAAGGCCTATTTGGAAGGGTCGATAAAAGATCATGATTTAACATCAAGAACTTTGTGGGTTGGTCGAGCTCCATTCCATCAGCTTCTAAATCACTTAATCTCAAAAATGCTTCATTGGTAAGCCAGGTACAGGTCTTGATATGAGTCAAGAACACCCGGTCATCGTCGGTACGATTGTCCATGTAAAAAAGCGGTCTTCCACCGCCACGATGTCCATTTGGTTTGTTTTTGGGATGTTTGGGTTTCTTGGATACTACTCCGCTGCCCGATGCCCAACCAGTACGGCCCCCCCGCGCGTTACCACGGGGATCACCGACCGATCCTACATCGTCAGGGGTTGACACAGCTCTTCGGGACTGTGAACCACTGCCGGACTTTCTGAGTGATGGGTTTGAATCCATGATCAAAAATGTTTGTACGAGTATGCTCTCGGGTTGT